TTGTTTTCTACAATCTCTCTAGTGGTGCCCCTGGCGCTCCCTTCTTTTCCTTGAAGTTCGTTATATAGGGCAGTTTTTGTCACCATGGTGCTAAAATTGTCAGCAAATTCACTCATTCCGGCCTTATGAAACGCCCTTAGGGTAGGGGTTAACTCCTGGCGTACGCTACTCTCTAAAGTCCTTCTTTTAGAGGCCCCGAAAGCATCGTCAAATCCTTTTTTTAAGTTTGGATCACTAATTGCCCGAATCACTTTCTCTTGCGTGGCGGGATTTCCAAAATAAGAAGCGTACAAATAAGAACGATCAAAGTCTTTATTAGACTCCGCCATTTCTGCTAATACAGCATGCCCATACTCGGGTCCAAACTCTTCCATAATACCGTTTATTTCTCTTACCTTCATTCTGGGGCTTGTCTCTTCTAGTATAGCGGCTGACTTTGTTTGTGCCTCATTTTTACTTATTACTCTGGGGTTAGTTATTCCGAGCTCACGTTGTTGTTCGAGGCTACCAGCTAGGTCCCCGTAAAGGTTGGGGTAGTGTTTTTGAACATAAGCCGCCCCGTCTTCATTACGCTCCCCTATCGTGCGGGCTATAGACTTCCTTATGGAATCTCTAGCTCGAGTGTCGAGGTCGATAGTGTCCAGTCCTGTTAGAGGAAGGACCTTATCTAGGTCAGTGGTTTGAAGTTGTTGGTTGCTAATGTTAGGGGTAGACCTGTTGAACTCGGAAACAAGCTCCGCAGTTTCAATTTGGGCAAGCATCTCGGTCTTGTCCTCCCCCTCGGGGAGTCTATCTATCTCTAATTTAGTATTCAATACTTCGTTTTGAATAAGAGGGTCTAGAGTATCCAGCCTCTCAAGTGCTATAACGGAGGACCTTGCCTTGCGTTTTAGCCCCGCTACTTTTGCTTTTCTCTGGTTAACGTAAGCAGCTTTTAGTCTTTTCTCTTGGAGTATTCTCTCATCTGCTTCCATTCCTTGCATAAGTGGGGAGGTGCCAGGATTTTCTCCGCTTAAAAACCTACTGATAGCGTCGTTTGCTTCCTTTTCTGTCATAGATGGGTTAATAAGACCCGGCAGACCATCCCTTATCTGCCCTTGGATTACAGACTCTCTGGCTTTTTCTCGGACGGTAGTTTTAAGGGAGTCTACTTGTCCGCCTGTGAAATTCAATCCTACCTGATCGGTAAGTTGTTGATCTTGTATTAAAATCTCTTGACTAACTTTAAAGGGATCGGGGTCCTCGAACGCCATAACCCCAAGCTCTTCCACCCTCTTAAGGCGGTTATCCATATAGTATTCTGCTCGTTGAGTGTGTTCGGTTGTGTCTGCCCCCAACAACGCCTTTTGCTGTGTGTTGCTGACAGATGCTTCGAAGTATTCTGCTTTATCTGCCTCTACGTCATCGCCTAACAGTTCTCTTTTTTGTTCTCGAATAAATTCATCTGTCTGAGCGGCAAGCCCTCTGTGGTCAGTGCCTTCCATTTCCGCTTCTTTCTCTATTTGGAACTTGTTTAATCGGCGGCGAAATTCAAAGGATTTTTCGTCCCCAAACTCTTTAATCTCTGCCTCACGTCTCTTTTGTTCTAGGTTTTTTAGCTTACCGCCTATTTGTTGTCCGGCACGGGCTATGCTTTGACCTAACTCCGCGGTTGCTCTACCTTGAAGGGCGGCAGCGTCAACTCCCAGGCTTGGGGTCCCGGGTCCGCCTCTAGAGACGCTATTGGAATTTCTTCGTACGGGGATTTTCGCCATTAAAATGCTCCTGCGACTTGTGTCACACCGTTGATAATAGATCCGACCCTACCCGCTCTTTCGGCCTTACGGATCCTTCTTCCTGTGGCAATATCCACATCTGCTCCGGCCATTAGGGATTCTGCTTTTGCTTCCGACTCAAATTTTTCTAGTTTTATCTGTTCTGCCGTTTCTCTGATATTGTTTTCTAATGCCTGTAATGTAGCTCCGCCCGATGAGACACCGCCCGCGACAAAAGCCGATTCTTGTTCTGCTCCAAACCTTTTTCCTTCTCTTCGCATAATATTGCGGTTCATATCAAACCGCTTCATAACGTCACGCGCTTGGGCCCTTTTTAGACGGGCCCTTTCTTCTAGGGCAGCTTGCTGATCCTTGGCCGCCTGCCGGTTTCCTTGCATTTCAACGTAGGAACCTACAACGGCCCCCCCTGCTATTACTGCACTAGCTCCCATAAATCCTCGCATAGCAATAGTGGTCCCGACCGTCGGGCGTGAAGTGTTTGGTCAGTCCCTCTTTTGTAAATCCTAAAAATTCGGCCCATCGATGGCAGGATGGCCAATTCGCATCAACGAACATCTCAGCTCTATGGATACCGCACTCTGATGGAATGTAATCGTTCACTAAAAATCTCATCATTCGAGAGAAATCCTTTGCGTGTTTGTCTATTAGCGAAGATCGTATCACGCACACCTCCGCTACTCCTGGTCTTAAAAAAATAATACCACATATAGCGATAGCAATTCCATAGGCATTTGTCATTGTCATATAGCTTGTGTTTCCTAAAGATAGGTTGTTCTCCATTACACACCAAACATCAAACGGTTCCGTACAGGAAAAAGAGATAAGATCCTTCATACTGAAAGGGTGTAAATCCAAACTGTACTTATCCGTCATTAGAAAAACCCCGTTGTGTGAAAAATAACACGTTGCAAGGATGGGGGGTGTCGCTAGAGAACTCGACGCCCATCTCTCTGCTAGGGTTGTTACTCACTTTAAGCTCTTTTACCCCCGTAAAAAGGTCCTTAAGTGGAACTTTATCAAAAAACGGGCTGTCTAGCCCTTTATATTTTATTTGCCGTGTCTTATAAAGGCGGGTAGTAACCGCATCCGTTCTCTTTACACTCCCCACCGCAGTACCAAACTCGCCGCCGGAGTTAGAGGGTAGAGATCTTACGCTAGCTGTATAGGGTAGTCCTGCTACAATTCTAGTTCCTAAAGGATATGTTTCAGGGAAGGTTATATCTCCCCCGCTTACAGTAAATAAGCCTAAAAGCTCTCCGTCTTTTGTTGCAACGACTTCGTTTCCTTCTAAATGGTCAAGCCCTGAAAAAGTGTCAGTGGCGCTCAACAACACCCCTTGCACAAAAGAGTCCGAAAACAAAGGAATATCCTCGATAAGAATAGGACTGTCTGGATCTAGTTCTTCCCCGTCAAACGGTCTTCCTACGCTTTCTATGTATCGGCTTCCGTTACGCTCCACTACTAAGTATAACACATCGGTACGGTCGTCTCCCGGTCCTACACCTATATCTACTACTACCCCGTCAGTCGTATGTTTTGCCCACCCTATAGTAGAGGAGTCGGTCCTGTACGTACAGGAGAGTAGTTTTCCGTTGTTATTCACCGCCCATATAATCTCTTCACTTCCTGAGTAAGAGAGCTTTTTAAACCCTGCGTCTTTTCCGCCCGATTTAGAAATATGTTCAGCAAAAAAGGTTAGGTCCTGGGATATATTAGATCCGTTACTTTCATTAAAACGAAAGTTTCTAAGCTTTCTTCTTGTCTCAGATACATAAACCGTGTCAAACCCCACTATAACCGGGTCCACGTTTGATCCCCCGTGTTTGGTCTGGACTTTAAACCCCACCGACTCCAGACCTAGGATTTGATCGCCACCTGATCCTATAATCTCCGAATCGTCTGTCCCTAAATTTAAAGTGCGAGTAGCTGTCATCCAACGAATGTGTTTAGCCCCCACTAGAAAAGACGTAGGGTCAAGAGGGGTCGAATCTCCAAAATAATTCACACCCGATACATCAGTGGAAGAATCTTGGTCTTGTGCTAGTCTTCTTGCCATAAAATGGATTGTGTTGTTAGTGAGGCTTTTCCAAACCGTACTGGGGAAGCCTTCACTTCCCCCGTAATAAAAGGATTGCTCAAAGAAAGCCTGGCTTCTAGGCCATCCCCTAAAGTCGCTCCAAAAGGATTCTTGCCAATCTGTAGTCGCCGTAGCCGCCCCAAAATCAAGACCCACTACGGCCCCGACCTCTGTCTCGCTTGTATACGCATTGATAAGAGCAACCCCTGTAGTTCCGCTGTGGGTTAGCTTAAAATACCCCCCTACATGCAGAGGATCAAAAAAATCTGTACTAGAGGTAAGAGTAATATCCCCCGTAGTGCCTGACGGGGTAATACTAGTTCCTGATATGTTGGGGTCTTGATAAGGAAAAGCCAGAAATACGTCTTTAATTGGCTGAAATGTCTTAGATATAACCCCAAAGAAATTAACAGATACTGTAAAAGCAGCTAACCCCTGGCGGTGTATGTTAAAGGGAACTTGCTTCCCAGAAGCGTGTACAACAAATATAGTGTCCGCTATCTGGACCGTGTTAAACCCCTCAGGATCTAAATCTGTATTTATTTTATAGTTTAAAACAGTGTCGTAGATAAGATCGTAAAAACTCTGATTTACATCGGCTTCAGTCCCTTTCCCTGCCCCATTTAGCTGTATTATACGTATAAAGGGGTCTGCCGAGTCTGGGTCGTTGTTAGCAGGGTCGAATATTATCGCGAAAGATATTCCGTCGTCCCCTTTAAAAATAGATAGTCCAACGTCTCTATCTATACCTAAGTCAAATAGGAACTCCATACCAGCGCGCTTAAAAGCGCCGCCCGCATTTCCCACTAAAAAATTTTCCATGTGAGATACGGCAGATCTATATTCCGCAAGATCCGTGCGACCCGAAGCTTTAGGCGAAAACTCACCGAAGCTAAAATTATTGGTAATCGTATGGTATTTGGCCAAACCAACTCCCGTTTAGTATCTTCCCCCCAACCGGGCGTCTATAAAAGAATTATCCGTTAAATCTTCTAAATAATCCGCTTGACTGTCAATACTTCTTGCCGCCCTAAGTTTATCCTCTGCGGCAGATAGCATTCTTTGCATATGTGTTGAACTTTGTACCATTGGATATGCCAATTGGGCAGCTAAAGCATAAGATACTGCCTGCTTAAACGCAGGGCTATATTTACTAACATCGATCTCTTTGCTCACATACAAAATGCTAACACTAGCATCATCCGTTAACAAAAGACCGCCCTCTATCTTATAGTTTTGTTCCTTATCAAGATCGGTCATCTTCAAACGACTTCCCACAAGATCACTTGGAAGCTGGTACTTATAAGTATATCTCCACTCAGGAGGAGCTGTAATCCTAGTTAGAGAGGATCTTTTCATAGCAAAACGCCAAAAATGATTCTCTAACAACTCATCACGAATGACAGGGTAGGATGTTTTACACAGCCGGGCTTCCTTAGAATCGTCATCTAAAGATAAAATAGGGTTGTCTATCCCCAACAAGGCAAGAGCAATATTACAAATTTGTACTTCTGTGCTCATATTGCAACCGCCAAAAATACCCGCCCCCGAAAGGGCGGGTAAGGATTAAGACTCTAGTGTGTAGTAAACAAACCCTTCAAGGTCTGCTGGAGTAGAATCAAGATCTACCGTAATCTCCGTACAAATAACGAAAACTTGAAGCCCGCCAGGACCTACTCGTTTCTTTGTACCGCCGAGCATTACGCTGGTCTCGTCCATTCTACCCAAAGCGGCTTGTCCACCTGCGTCTACGCCTTTTACAAGAGCGTCACTATCTTCGGAAAAGTCTTCTTTTCCTCCGGCGGCGTCTTCGTCGTAAACTTTACCGGCTTTAAGCCCCATGTCGAAAATACCCGTAGCGCCTGCTGTCCCCGATACCCTTAAAGTGGCATCGACGATCTTGGCATTTTCAGGAAGTTTAAGACCTAGGATTTCATCTCCTACGCCTAAGTTTGCGCTAAGAACTGCCTGAAGAGGCAAACACTTTACGCGTGAGTTATAGGCACCCGGAGCTACCTTTTCTGCGGGAAATTTTCCCTGTTGTGCTAAGTTTAAATCATCCATATTCATTGCCTCCTACGGCTTAGAGTTTAATTAAAGAGATTCGTCTACAAGTATCTCAACAACTTTGTCCTCATCGAGACGTACCGCGCCCACTGACTGACAAAGGTAAACTTGCTTAGACAATCTTTTGTCTCTTCGGATACCTACGTCAACAAAAAGCTCTTCTCCAATAGAAGAAATCATCCCGTCTTCTACCCAAGCAAAACAACGTCTAGCGCCTGCGGCTAAACTGTTTGCTCCGCCTGAAGCAACTTGCCCGGTATTTGAAGCGTAGTTAGTAACCGCATCCGTAATTGGAAGTCTTTCAGATCGAATAAATTTAAAGCCCATGAACTCGTCAATTCGTCCGTCAACAAGTGCTTTAACTGAAGCAAAATCCGCAGAAGTCGCTTTAGTATCATTTAGCATTTGTTGCTTAACTCGACCTGACCAACCGAAATATCTCATAACGTCTTCATCTACGTCCGCTTCATCAAATTTTGCTTGAACTTGAGTAAGAACGGAAATATTGATTCTTCCTGAAGTCCCTGTAGAAGGATCTACTGAAACAATCTTCTGAGAATCGGGTAGCACTACGGTCTGAGCGCCTTTCTTTCCGGCACGAGCAATACCAAGAGCAGCGGCGATGAAAACATCGTCTTTCTTTCGGTTTAGAGCGGCTGCCGCGTTCATTGTGTAAGAGTTTGTAGGGTCGATCAATAGACGAATGTCGTCCTTCTTATCGATCAAGTCCCCCCAATCAGCATCTTGTAGCGTAACCTGTCTACGAGAGTGGATTGAGTTGTTTAATGGAGTATCCCCGTGACGATCTAGAATATCGTTGGCCTCAGTAGGCTCGATTCTTTCGTAGTTGTCTACTTCAGAACTTTGAGACTCTAAACGAGACTTTCCGAAATAACGGGCAGTTTTTTGTTGTGAAAGCATGTAGATGGTTTCTTTAAACCCTTCTACAAAATTGACTGGAATGTTAAAAGACATGGTGCCTCTCCTAGATAAATTGGTTAGTGTTAAAAGTTTCCCTTCAACGAACGACTCCCGGTTTCGGGGATTCGTCTAACACTTTTCCAGAGGGCCCATAAAATGGGGAGTCCTAAAGCGTTTTTCGGCTGTACAGTATTAGTATAAAAAAGCCCTGACATATGTCAAGGCTTTTTATGAAGAAGCTGGATGTAGATGTCGTGGTGGTGACGGACTACAAGGCAGTAGGCTACATTTTAGCCGACCTACCCCCGTTTTGTCCACTAGATACTGAATTTTTTACGGCCGCAAGTCGTGACCACTCTTCAGACCAAATCTTTTTCTCTTTAGGAGACATAAGTTTGACCTCTTGTTTGGACATTTCTTTCAGTCTTTGATCGGCCTGGGCGGGAGTCATTCCCGACTGGTCTAAGAGATTGCTCTCAAAATGGTCGTCGTTAAGGTTCTCCGTTATTTTGATTAAAAGGCGGGAGACATCCGGTTCATCCAACAGTCCTTTCTTTTGCATAGTCGCTATCTCGTCATCACTCGCAAACAACTTAAGAGTATCAAAACCTTGTTTTAACTTACCTTCTAGTGAGTTTCCGTATTCTTTTTGTAGCTCTAAGCGGTCTTGTTCGAACTCGTTTCTCATCTGAAGCTGAGCGTCTTGTTGTTTTGATGAGTTTGTCTGATTAAACCACTCTACCAATTTTTCTGCTTGTTTTGGTAAAATCCCCGCCTCATATGCCTTTTCTTTAAAATCCCCTACAAACTTATTGTCAGGTTCCTGCCCCTCGGGGAGACCTCTTACCTCAAACTCGTATTGATCTACGGAGTCAGGCAAACCGATTTGTTTGTAAAAATCGTGATATTTATTTTCATCCCAGTTTTTTTGAGGTTTAGCTATTTTTTCTGCCCCTACCATCGACTTATTGTGGACAAGAGAGCGCATAATTCCGGGCATGTCGAACTCGCCCTTGTCTTTATTATAGTGAGAAGTTAGGGTTTCGTTTCCCTTTAACGTAGGATCTAGCCCTTCAGGCCAATTAATCTGGGTTTCTGGGGAATTCCCTTCACCGCTGTCGTCTTCAGGAGAAACTCCGGAGCTTTCTCCTTCTGGGGCATCTCCCCCGCCTTCTTCTCCCCCGGCCATTAGACTTCCTCTTTCAGATAGTAGTATCAACGTAAAAAACGAAATAAACTCTTTAATCAATGTCATAATCTCCCAACTCCCTTTTTCTTTCTTCTTCGTATTTTTTTATAAAATCCAATATTTCCGCAGGTTCGCGGTTTAGGTTCTCAATTATGTATAAAACAAGTTCCCTACCCCCCTCATTTCTAAGAGAGGTC